TAAAGAGGTAGATGCCCAAGAGGAGTAACCTCCCATTGGGTTTCCAGTCATATAGTATATATCTCTTCCCGCATAGCGGAAAGGTGTATATACCATTAACTGCATCCACCCTTTAGCGAATGATTCTCCAAACCAAATACTCAAGATTTTATAATTTACTGATATAGGGAACCTATCTGTAAAGGCCGTAAGGTCTATACTATGGTAGGAACTACCTATGTCGGGAACTATAGTCTTAAAGTGTTTAGTTTGATTGAGAGTGCAATCCTGGTCAATTAAGGATAATCGACGCATAAGAAAATTATGCAGAGGCAGCAAAGCTGCTTGTGAATAATAATCAAAGACGGCGACCTCCCGAGTTTTACCTTCCTTATCTGGAAGAGCCATAAGCTTCCTGGTAACTAAGCTACCCTTGCGGGTACTCAGTCCCTCGAAGAACCTAGGGATCTTTCTGTAAAGGGAAGTAAAACGCGAGATAAGATCCGGTAACTTGTCACCAGAGACAGACCGAATTGCTTCGATCTGCATCTGTGATAAAGTCACAGCGTCTCTAAAGCTAGTCCAGATGGCATGGCCATTAGGACCAGACTTAGAAGACATGTGAAATTCCTTGAAGAGTAATCTTCGGGGAATCCTACCTAAATCTCTTTTCGTATTGACACCAATCTCCTTCAGGAACCTAATAACTAGTTTATCTTCAATGAGTGGCGTTCCCTTTCGGGGGCCCGTCTCAATCGTTGAGAAACTAGGAACAGGATCCAATCTCATAAATCGTGAAATGTATAAGACAGAGAAAATTAGCCGAATAAACGGGTAACTTTTTGAAGTCTTTACATGCGATATTATGGATTTAAAAGATTTTGGCAACCATGGTTCCACCTTAGGTACAAAATCATGGTTCATACTAAGTATGAATGACATGAAACGTAATCTAAGGTCTTTACAATATTTGATAGCTTCGGGTTTACCCCGAGTCTCCAAAATTGTGAAGATCTTTCGGTAGATATCCATAGCGTATTTAACCTCACGACTATTTGACTTTGTCAAACAGTTAGCGAGCCATAATATGAGGTCATGAAACATCACATTAGGACTTAACCTTTTACGGTTATTCTTAGTGTTATATTTTATGGCCATTATGGGTTACTGTCAGCTAGATTGTAAATCAAGACCAGCGCTGATACTGGTCCGATTCAGCTTTTAACCCTTTAAC